GGACGATGGCAATGGGTTGAAAGGAAATCCACCACCGATACTGCACCTGTTTGGATATGGTGATCACATGTTCCACAAGATACCGGTTGTGTTGAATTCGTTCAACGTTGAACTTAGGGCAGGAATAGACTACATCTCCACCAAACAAGGTAGTGTGTACAATAAAACGACAGCAAGAAGCCCCAACGAGCCGGAGGCATCCGATTATGATCAGACCTGGGCACCAACCCTGTCAAACATATCAGTGCTGATAACACCGATCTACTCGAGGGAGTCTATCAAGAACTTCTCGATGAAGAAATTCGTGCGTGGAGAGCTGAATGGCAAGGATTCTAATGAGGTGGGCTTCATTTAATGGCAATTTACTCAAACACATCACCGTACTCGACCACACAGGAAATGCCAGACCATCTTGGCATACTGAATCCCAGGACCATCACAGCTGAACAGGATGACCAGAGCTACACCATAGAGAGGACCTACGCATACCGACCAGACCTACTGGCCTATGACCTTTACGGTTCACCCAGGCTGTGGTGGGTGTTCGTGCAACGTAATCCGGACCAGCTGGAAGATCCCATATACGATTTCAAACCGGGCGTGACCATACAGTTGCCCAAGAAAGAAACTCTTCTCAAAGATCTGGGGATTTAATCATGACCAAAAGATTTACCTATAGATCATCAAAAAGCACAACGTCAAACATTAAAACTATCGATGAGCAGGCCAACTCTAGATCAAAGGCGGTCAACGATAGAATTAAAAAGAATTTCTACGACAACGATGCCAACTTCACTGCAGGTGGAACAACAGCGGCAGATTACAACGCCCAGGAAGATTATCGTAGCAGACAATATAATAATTCCGATGGAAACAACAGTACCACGACCAGTACAGATGATAAAACACAGCCGGTAGTTGACATATCAGAACCCAACCAGTTGTTCGAGTATGCCTCGTACAATGTGCTGTTCACACTGAGTGCTTTAGGCCAGGGAGAACTGGAGAACACCAAATTGCTGATGCAATCGGTACCGCATGACATAATTGCCAGGAGTTCGGGCATAGGTCCTGACGCCAACAAGAGTGATACAACGGCCGATACTCAAAACAATATGAGAAATGTTGCTGGTGACCCCAACGATAAACTAATCAACACCCCCGGCAATGAACGGCTAAAGGGTGCCCTGGAAAAGAGCCAGGCGACACTGGCCAATAACAGAGACATATATTTCAAAAGCGTGAACATGAATGCAATACCGGGACTCAACGAACAGAGAAGATTGACAGGGGTAACACAGATAAAGATGGAACTGATAGAACCCGCTGGGATCAGCCTACTGGAGAAGGTCAGGGGTGCCGCATTCAACAACGGCTACCTGGACCACCTGGATGCACCGTTCCTGTTGACCATGAACTTCACAGGATTTGACGAACTGGGTAACACCATATCAGACAAGGTGAAAGGATCACTCAATCGTAGGATACCGATTAAGCTAATTGACATGGACATGTCGATCACCAGTGCCGGCACGTCATACACCCTGTCAGCGATACCGATAAGTGAGGGTGCGTTTACGAACAGATACAACTACCCCAGGACCACAGGCAAGCTGTCATTGACCAACAACAACACACTGGGCGGTGTGGTGAAAGAACTTGAAAAAGCACTGAACAAACAGAATGAAGACGAAAGAGATGCGGGACTGATAGAACATCCAGATGTGTACGAAATATCCATAAACGAAAAACTGAGGCCCGAAGTGACGATCAATATTTTCTCTATAGACGAGGCAGGAATGTTTGTGACACAAGGCACCGGACCACGTAACCAGGACTACCTGAGGTTCAATCAAAACAATGCTGTAATAAAGATACTGGAAGAGATAATGAAGGGACACCCAGATTTCACGGACGACAAATTCGAAGAATTCAAAACGAAGAACACAGGAGACCAGAACCCTGTGTCCAAGTTCACACCGGCCTATGACTTTGACGAGGCACCCACGGAAAGTTTCTATTATGATTACTTCAGGATAAAAAGCAGTGTGGTACCAACACCAAAATTTGATAAGATAAGGAACAAGAATGTCAAGAAAATCATCTACACGATAGAACCGTACAAGGTACATGCAATGTCCTTGGCAATACCGGGTGCCAGCACAGGACAAGCATTCAAGAACTTCGTACACAAGAAATACAACTACATATTCACGGGAGAGAACACTGACATACTGGACCTAGACATCAAGTACAGGGTGGCCTATTTCCAGAGCAGACTGAAGGACGTGGACTCCAGCGAGTCCAGGAAGATCAACATAGTCAGCCCGGATAACATTAGTAAAGCAACAGGTGGATCAACAGCCAGGGGACAGGGCAGTGACGGGAATCTTCACCTCAGCTCAGAAGTTAGTGGGGTCAAGTCAGCGACAGCAGGTAAGACGGGAGGCACTGCACCGGTCCTGGACGCTTTCCTTGATTCACTGACACACCCACTCGCGGACATGGTGGTGGTCAGGATGACCATACTGGGTGACCCGGCCTACCTGGGACAGTCACAGTTCATACCGGCAACCCCACAGACGTCAGGGGATGGAACGCACACAGACACAAACATGGATTACTTCCACGGTTCCTCGGACAAGGTATGGAACTCAAAACTGCACTGTTTCAATGCCGATCTGGCAGAGCCAGTGGTGTTGCTGAAGTTCAGGATGCCAACGGACATAAATGATCAGACAGGCGTGTATGAAATGCGTAGTGACCAGTCAGCGGAATTCTCCGGACTCTACAGGGTGGTACAGGTGGAACACAGCTTTGATAGTGGCCGATACACAAATGTACTGACAATGACCAGGTTCAACAACCAGGGCATCGAGGTATCTGATCCACAGTCATCGTTATCAGTGGCTGGTAAACTAACAACAAAAACAGATCTAATGCTTTTGGCCAAGAGGGCCGCGTTGGGAGGAATTGATGACTTAATTAACAATGTAAAAAGAGAATTCAAGGATAAACTATCAAGCATAGTAAAAAAATAAAATGGCACTTAAAGATTATTTAAAAGGAGACGCATCAACACCTGTTGCTCCAGGCAATGACCAAGACTGGTCAACTTCCAATCCGGGACCATACTTTGGGATAGTCAAGGGCAACTCCGATCCAACGAGGATGGGACGACTATCGGTGCTTATACCCAGTCTCGCGAAGGTAGGTTCCAAGGACGTTACAGAGAATCAGCTAGTGACCTGTGACTACCTTTCACCGTTCTACGGGGCCAAGGACGCCCAGAAAACGAATGGTGCATCAAGGGAGTACAACGACTCACAGCACTCTTATGGTTTCTGGGGAGTACCACCTGATCTTGAAACAAAAGTTCTAGTGATATTTGCAGAGGGCAAGATGGAGCAGGCCTACTGGATAGGATGCATACAGGATCCCTACACCAACCACATGGTACCAGGCATAGCGTCAAGTACCAACACACACGACAGCCTGGATGGAACATTCGAAGGTGCAGATGCAGGATATCAGAAAGACAAAATATCAACGTATGGATCAACAAATGTTCCCGCAGGAGAGCTCAACAGGAGAACCCCAGGAGCACTGGTAAACGGAAATTACGAGGGAACGTCACTGCCCATACACCCATTTGCTGACATATTGGTCAAACAGGGATTGAGTGCAGACGATATACGTGGTAACACATCAAGTTCAGCACGTAGGGAATCACCCAGCCAGGTTTTTGGTATCAGCACCCCGGGTCGTAAAGACATCGGAACAACTAAACAACAGGTAGGACCAAAGGATTCAGGAGCGACTGACTATGTCGTGAGGACACCGGGACACACGTTCACCATGGACGACGGAGCCGCTGACGGTACCAACCAACTGACGAGATTGAGGACGGCCTCTGGACACCAATTGCTGATGCATGACACAGACGGCATAGTTTACATAGCCAATGGTTCAGGTAACGCATGGATAGAGATGAACCGGGACGGCAAGATAGATCTTTACTCGGGAGTGGGAGGGATAAACATCAGGACACAGGGTGACTTCAACCTACACAGTGATGCCAACATCAACATGCACGCCGCAGGATCCGTGAGGATGAGTGCGGAGACAGACATGATACAGTCGGCCTCGGCCATGTTCAACATCGGAGACCAGGGGTTATTCAACAGCTCACAGGCAGGATCCATAAGGGATTTCGCAAGGGACGGATTGACATCATTCACACCTGGCGTACAACTGCACGGAGCCGGTGGAGCAGTACACCTGGCAGGATCGCAGGTACACATGAACTCAACGAGTGCGAGTCCACAATGGGGACCAGATTGGCTGACCACTGACAAGGTGGGAATGACACCCAGGGAAGAGGGAGACGTGGAACTGGCCAAGAAGGGCATTGAACCACTACAATCTTTCACAAAGAAAACAAAGACCACAGTACACAGATTCGTCACACACGAACCCATGCCAAGATTCAAGGGATTCACTTCGGAAGGACTCCTACCGAGCTTGGACCAAGGAAGACTGGACACAATACAGTGGAGTAAACGTGCCAACACACCGGGCACGGTGGAGTACATGGAACAGAAAAACAGGATCAGTAAAATAGAGAGCATCAGGCTTGGACAGTTCCAGGCAGACTCGGAGAGATTTCTAAAAGACAAGATGGGCAATTCAACAAGTGCTGTCAAGGCACGGGAGTTGATCACAGAGTTCGGAAACAAGTATGACGAGACATTCGACGTGATAAACCAGGCCAAGGACACGTTCAATGAAATAGAAAGCATATCCAACAAGTTGAAGAACTTCGACCTCAGCGACACTTTGAAAGATGTCAAGAAGAATTTAACGACACAGCTGACCAACCAGGTGATAGAAAGCCTCTCCGGCAACGGTGCGGTGCAGTTGTTCAAGGACAACGTGTTCACTAATGCATCCGGAAAATTGTTCTCACTGGGCGGTGGTGGTGGTGGTGGAAACGTTTTAGATGAATTTGGGACAAGTGGAAATGTATATGGCACATCTCTAAACGACGTGCTGAAAAATGTACAGGGCATAACGGGAAACCTAAATTTAGGAAACTTTGGATCGATAGCAGGTAACGTGAGCACGGTAACGAACGTGTACAAGAATGTGATGGCAGGCAACATCACAAACGTTGCTACACAGATTGGTATTTCTACCTTGAAGTCCACGGCAACAGGTTTCTTAAAAAAATCCTTAGCCGGCTCGTCGGCAAGTTTCTTCAAATCAAGCGGCTTCGGTCCCAGCTTCCAACCATCGGGATTCACCAGCTTGGTGACGTCGATTGGTGGCATAAAACTTGGCAGTGGCACTATTTCTTCAGCGGTTACGGCCGTGGGCACATTCTTCACAACAAGATTCAGCGATGTCAGACTCAAGGAAGACATACGATTAGTTGGCAAGTCACCCACAGGCATCAACATATATTCGTTTAAATACAAACAGTCAGCAGGAACATACGAGGGCGTGATGGCCCAGGAAGTTCCATGGGCTAGACAAATGACAGACACAGGATTCTACATGGTGGATTACAGCAAGGTGGATGTTGAATTTAGGAGATTGAACTAATGGCATACGGTAGCGGTAGCGGATCAAATCTGAGTAACAAGAATGTGACCTTCAAAGGTTTCAGTTCCAGGGCGGACAAACAGAACTTCAAACTGTACGACTTTGAATGTGCCAAACAGGATCTCATAAACAGACTGAGTATAAGAAAGGGCGAGAGGGTGGAGAACCCAGAGTTCGGCACCATAATATATGACGCACTGTTCGAACCATTCACTGAAGCACTAAAGGAGGCTATTATTGACGATGTCACGGCAAATCTCAACGCAGATCCACGTATCGCCACAGAGGAGATACTGGTATCCGAAGCGGACAAGGGCATAGCCATACAGGCAACTATTACATATGTTCCCTTGGATATCACAGAGAAACTGAGGTTCAATTTTGATGAGAACTCACTGTTGCGCCTATCTTAAAGTACGCACATTTCCTAACACATAAATATCATTGTTAACAAGCTGATAAAATTATGGCCACAACAGACAGACAGAACCGATTACTAGTTGCCGAAGATTGGAGGAAGATCTACCAATCATTCCAGCAGGCAGATTTCAAGAGCTACGACTTCGAGACACTCAGAAGGACCATGGTGGCGTATCTTCGTGAGAACTACCCAGATGATTTCAACGATTTCGTGGAGAGTTCTGAATATGTAGCACTGATTGACTTGATTGCTTATGTGGCTCAAGCACTTTCATTCAGGGTGGATCTAAATGCAAGAGAAAATTTCCTAGAAACAGCAGAGAGAAGGAATTCGGTGTTGAGATTAGCGAGGCTGATAAACTACAACGCCAATAGGAACAAATCAGCGACAGGCCTCCTAAAAGTAGATTCAGTTTCCACGACGCAGGACGTTACCGATTCGTCGGGAACCAATCTCGCAAACAGCACAATTATATGGAATGATTCAGCAAACTCAAATTACAGAGAACAGTTCACGACAATATTAAATGCGGCCAACCAGACGGGACAGCTATTTGGCAAACCCAGGGAAGCAAAATCAGTAGGTGGCATCGACACAGAAGTTTATACGCTGAGCTCCAACCAGTTGGACCTACCGATATTCAGCTTCAACAAGGCGATAGGCGGAACCGGCAGACAATTCGAGATAGTGCCAAGCACGATAAACGATTCGGAATCAATATACGAGGCACCACCGATACCAGGAACAGGACTGACCTACCTGTACAGATCAGATGGTTCGGGAGACAGCTCGAACAACACAGGATTCTTCTTCCTCTTCAAACAAGGTACGATGCAACAGCAAAATTTTTCTGTGGACACGGCTATAACAAATTACATCAAGAGCTTAAACATTTCAAACATCAACGACACAGATGTTTGGTTGTATAAGTTGGACCAGTTTGGACAGCTATC